ATTCCCCAGCGGTGTCCAAACCAGAGCGGAGAGGTTGCCACGCGGTGCCAAGTCTGCCACCCCTCCACCGAGCCCACTCATTCCCCCGAGATAGGCATCTGCGGTCATGACAAGCCCCGGTGTACCAGCTTGGATCGGTAGCCGGACAAACTCCGAACCAACGATCGGGACCTTTAGGCTCGGTATCGTATAGGGCGAGTTCGTGGTGTTTGCGAGTTGGACCGAAACCGTCACGATCCCGCCACTGATGGAAACCGCAGTTGCCGGCAAAGACTGTCCGAGTTGCTGGATTGCTTGACGCGTCTTGCGGTTTGCGAACAGCTCGAGCGAACGGGCCAGAGCGGTCTTCTGAGCGTTGTTGCTCATGTCGTGGCAGACACCGGCTTATTCGGCGCTCCCTCGATTACTGTCACCCAACTTGCCGCATCGGGCTGCCGGAAATTACCGACATGCCGCATATTGATCACAGAAAACCCGCCTTGGAATGTCGCCTGTTGATTAACCAGCGACGAGTTCGCCTGCGACGAGTTAGTGATCAAAGTCTGGGGCAACGTGAATTGGCTCCCAACCGAGAGATCAGCCCGCATCACGGTTTTAATCTGGATATTCGGGGATTCAATCCATGTCGGCTGCCCGATTAAATCCTGAAACGCGATCGCCGTTGATTTGCTGGACGAGGATGACGTCGAACTGCCATCGAATACATTGATTGTAGTCCCATTAACCACGATGCTGACGCCCTGATATCCGGACGTTTTGACAATATCCAAGCTGGTCTGCCGGCAATATTGAGCCAGCTGCTCGAGCGTCGGAACGACGTGGACTTCCAGATTTTGGCGCACGATTGACGAACTGATCTGCGGCGTCGGAACCGTGTAGCCGGGGAACGCAGTCTGCAGACATGTCTGCAAGGCACTCGCCAACGGCGTCCCCGCCGGCCAATTCAATGTGAAATTCCGCGGTGCCTTTACCGTGCCGGTCCCGCCAGGATTCGATCCCATTGCCGGACCAGGACTGATGACAAAATCAAGCGTGCGATCCTTACCGATGTTGTTCCCGAAACACTGGAACACATTCCCGCTGACTAGGAGTCCAGCTTGTGCAGGATTCGCTAGAGGTAGTCCGGCCTGCATGCCGCCATAAATGGCGATGTTCTTGTTAGACAGATCGTTGGCCTGCGCTATCTCTTGGTTGCTGATGCCCCAGACGCGCGCCAGCGAAAACCCCTGTGATGTTGCAGCGTCAATCACTGGAATATCGAGTTCGACATTCCATGCAGCCGCCAGCGTCTTGCCGTTGACAAAACTCGTATAGGTCGCGCCGCCGAGGAGATCAGCCGAGAAACCAGGCGGCGCGATAACGTTGCCGGTCTTTGGATCTTGCACGACGAGGCGGTAGTAGCGCACTTTACAGTTTCCCCATTTCTATTGACATAAGGTCGCCTTCACCTTGTCAGATGACCTCGCCGTTCGTCACGTGACCATGCCAATTGCATCCGCCGTTGAGTTGAACGCTGCGAGCCGTACCGACTGGATCGCCTTCGAAAGTCAGGTCCTCGAAACCAGTTCCGTGAAACGTCCATCGTCCCGGTCCTGGCGTTGCTTCTTCCGGCGTCCCGCGCGCGCGGGACCAGCAAATGATGCTGTGCGTGCCGCTCGGGCCGCCGTTGACCGCAAAACATTTCGGGCAGAGAAATCTGATGCCGTGCGCCTCAGGCATGGTCGACGGCACGAAATATATACCGCCGTCTTCGCGCTTTTCGTAGCGCAGCCATTTGGGATCGAGGTCGATCATCCGCATCACGTCACCTCGAATTGCGATGCCGGCACCCGGAAGACCAGCGTCGAGGCGAAGAAGGTCCCGTCCTCCTTCGGCACTCCGCCGATCAAATTGATGTCGTAATTCGCGGTTCCGAATACGGTAGCCGACCCGGGATTTGACGCTAGCAGATAGGAAAACGTGGATGGACCAGTGATCAGCACCTGCACGGACCCATTGTAGGCATCCGGCGTGCATCCGACGATGGTCAATTCAACGGTTGATGCGATTCGATATCCATGCGGCGTTTCCGTCGTCGCCGTCACAATGGCATTAGCCCATGAAAGAGACGCGATCGGAATCCCAGTCGGCGATCCGATCAGTGCCGTATAGATGATCGGCGTTCCGTCCGCAGCAACCAAATTCAGATAGTATCGATTTCCGAACAGCAGCGAAGGCACACTTGCATTGTACGAGTTGCCGTCAAGCACGGGTTGAAAGGCAAACTGCACGGTTGATGACGGCGTGAACGGAAATATCGTGGTCGCCATGGCCTAACTCCCCGCTTCGATGCCAATCGTTGGCGATGCCGTCTGCGTACCGGCGGGGTTCGTGGCTCCTGGAATCAATCCAATCGCACCAAGGCTCGACGGGTTGCCAACCGTGGGAGACAGCCCCGTCCAAGACGGTGAGGCCCCGACAGGAAGCCCTCCGCTGATCTGGCTCATGAGATTGTTCTGCGCTGCCATGGCATCCTGCAAGGTCAGAAGCGGCTGCTCGAAATCAAGCTGATAGGTGTTCTGGACCTGCTTGCTTTCACCTAGCGAGGTGTCCGTTGCCCCTGGATCGCTCATGACACAGTTCGTGTAGAAATATGTTGGCGTCGCCACCGTGTAGGTCCCGCCAGAAAGATTGTGCTGGTAGAATGCCGATCGCAGCGCAGTCATCGTCGCCAGTTTGAGCGCATATCCGGATTCACCGCGGGCCGGGCAAATCATCCTCATAGAAATGCGAAGCGGTTGCGTGATGATTGCGTTCGCTGCTACCTGCTGGTTTGCGAACGGATATTTTCCGATGGATTGGTTGATCAGCGTTGATCCTGGCAATGGTTGAAAGTGTGCAAAATAATCGTCGAGATCCGTGCCGTCTGATCCGGCCAAAATTCCTTCGATGAAGCTCAATGACTGAGTAATGAGGATAATCGGAAGCATGCCGCCTGGAATCTGCGCAGCGATGCCGCCCGTAAAAATTATGGGCGAGCACTGGAAGCTGAGCTGAAAAGCAATTTCTCCGGCGCTTTTTCCCATGTCAGTTCTTCAGCCCGTTGACGGAGACCGTCGCATTGCCTCCGGTGTTATTTTCGATCGTGACAGTGGTCGGCGCATATCCGCTCATCGCGCTGGCTCGATTGACGTAGCGCTGGGTTTCGCCCGGAAGCACCGCCGGATTGTCGCCAGCTGCCCGGTACCGATTCGCCGCTCCCGGCCCGGCATTATAGGCCGCGAGGATTTCCGCCGTGTTGCCATGATAACGCTTGATCAGGTCGGCCAGAATCTTGCGCGCGGTTTCCTCGTTATATTTGGGATCGAACAGCCGCGACGGATCGGCACCATATTGCTGCGCCGTACCAGGCATGATCTGATATCGGCCGATCGCACCTTTTGGGCTGATCGACTGATCTCCGCTTCCCTCGGACTTCCGAACGATGCCTAGCAACTGCTCGTCGCTCATGGTGCCGCCGCCGATTCCGAAAATCCTCCCGAGTTGACCGAGCGCAGTGGCTTTGCCCTCCGCGCGTTCCCGCCGGAGCTCGCCCGCCGTCTTGATCCCCTCGTTGTGGCGCCGCGACCAGTTGAGCCGATCGGATATATGGGCCCCGCCTCCGGCGCTTCCGAACGCTGATACAAAGCGACCAACGATGGCCGCTAACTCGCCAATGCCGGAAACGAATTTCCTGACATCATCTTGGAACTCGGGCTTGCCGATATAGTCGGCGAACTTTTCCAATCCCGCACCGGCCTGCGTGATCCACTTCTCCAGCGGCCCGCCCTTTTCCAGAAATACCGAAATCACATGCGAGACCGAATCCGAAAGCTTTGTCAGGCCGGGAGCGAGCGGGACCAGACCTTTGACCAATGTCGTCTCGATGCTCTTGCTGGCATTGGAAAGCTGGGTGACGAAGTCTTGCCACCGCTCGGCGACGTCCCCCTGCAGATCGAACTCGCCGCGGCGCTGGCCATATTGCGAACGGATGCGCTGATATTCTGCAGGCGAGGTGTTGCGCAGCCGCTCGAGGTCGGTAGGGGCGGCAAATTGGTCCAACCGGCGGGATTGCAGGACTTGGGCGAATAGCGCCGGGTTTGTGGTGTCGGCGATCCGTTTCAACTGGTCGAGTAGGGCGACCGCAGTGTCCTC